CCCATACCATCAGGGGCGGCGTTATCTGGCACTTGGCGGTGTATGGGCTTCAATAAGGGGCCGTATGCGTCAGCCTCTAATTCAACCCTTTATGTTAGAATATCTTAATAAAAGGATGCAATTATGCCAACATTGCCAATAACAGAATTTCGAAATGCGAAATCGCTTAATACATACGATACAATGTTTGATGTGGAAATAAATCATCCACATTTTGGTTGGATACCATATACGTTGCTGCCACACGATACGGACATGACGGTAAACAATGATAACCTACTTGCCTTAATTGGCTCCGATTTTTTGCCTTACGTTGCACCTACTCAAGATGAGTTGGACGCTAAAGAAGCAGAAAACGTAAGATCCTTGAGAGATTATAGGTTATCGGAAGAAGTTGATCCTTTAGTTTTAAATTCTCTGCGCTGGAGTGATCTTACAGATGAGCAACGTACTGCATGGGCGCAATACAGAACAGACTTGCTAAATGTTCCTCAGCAAGATGGGTTTCCGCACAATGTGACTTGGCCGACTAGGCCCTAAATAAAGATTAATAAGCTAATAGTGAAAGGACACGAAGATGGCTATAAAAGTAGGTGGAACAAGCGTCATTAATGACAGCCGACAATTACAAAACATTGCAAGCATTGACAGCACAACAGCGGCTGCACTGTTGCGAGGTGCAGATGAGATTGGATCTTATGCGCTTGCGTTAAATGCCGATGAACATGACTTTGGCGACACATTAGCGGGATCAAGTTTAAGGCCATCTAACGCAGGGAGCCGTGGAAAGGTTCCAGAAGAGTATTTAACTGGCACTTGGAGATGTATGGGGTACAATAAAGGTCTTGCTTCCACTGGATCTGACACAACTCTTTGGCTGAGAATATCTTAATATGTCACTTACTGCTTTAGAAGGGGTGAGCATATGAGGCAAAATTGGCAAATGTGGTCTGGTGGATTATCCGATACAGACTTATCAATGATCTTTGCGGAAGCTTCAAGGATCAACACACATACGGCTAAAACTTTTAACAACGCGGATGCAAAAACCAGATCAAGTGAAATTAAGTGGTTGACTGGCAATCAATCTATTCAAAATATTCTTTGGGGGTATGTAAAGGCGGCAAACGAGAACGCATTTCACTGCCAAATAGAAAATATTTGTGATATTCAGTTTACAGAATACCACGCCAATAAAGGTGGTCATTATGATTGGCACATAGACGTAAACTGGGATGGCGTCTCTGGAACAGACAGAAAACTAAGCGTTACTGTCCAGCTTTCAGACACAAGCGAATATGAAGGCGGCGGCTTTGAGTTTGGAGAATGTCCAACGCCAGACGCCTCATCCCGCGTCAAGGGAACTGTATTAGTGTTCCCAAGCTATTTGCAGCATAGAGTTTTGCCTATCACAAGCGGCACAAGACGTTCTTTAGTGGCATGGTTTGAGGGGCCAAGGTGGATTTAAATGATTAGCGGAAGCCCAATATCCAGTGCAGCGATTGCTGACGTAGGTACGTTTGAGCAAACTATTCCGAACGAAAGCGTTTCTACCGGCGTGCCGACCGTGGGCACCACGGCAATATCTCAAGATCATGTCGTAACACTGGTTTATACTGCGAACCCAGCAAGCGTGCCAAACTTAACTTGCTTTGAGGATGAAAGCTTTTCGGCGCCCAATGTTATTGCTGGGCATGTTCGTGTCGGCGATGGTGTATTTACTCAGGAACACACGTTGGCGGGTGCCGATGTATCGGCTCAAGTCCCAACGGTTGCTACATCCGCAATAACTCAGGTTCACAGCATTGCGGCAAATGATGTAAGCGCCGGATCGGTAAGCGTTTCAACTGCGACCGCGATAATTCAGCACGTTTTGGCTGGCAATGATGTTTTCACGCAAAATCCGACGATTGCTACATCTGCGATAACTCAGGTTCACAACATTGCAGCAAATGACGTTAATACATCAAACCCAACAGCGGCAACCACTGCGATTGCGCAGAACCATCAGATTGTGACTGATGATGTGCTTTCGGGAAATTTTGATGTTGGGCTTTTACGCAGAACCTGGACACCAGAAAGCCTGGCAAGTGAAACTTGGACTGAACAGCTAAAATCTGCTGAAACTTGGACTGAAGCTGCTTAGCCTGGCACTGCCAGAGAGGTGATTTTGATCGCCGCTGAATAATCCTTAAAAAGTTTTAAACGATGATTGAGATTATGGCGCTCGCTGCCACGGTTACTCAAATCGGCTCCAGCCTTTCGACGGCTATTGGGGCCGGAAAAGATATTGCCAGCTTGTTACCGCACTTTGGCAAGCTGGCGAAGCTGGAAACAGAAATAAACCTGGCAGAGCGCGGTAAGCACAAAGGGCCGCTAGGGCGCCTCACATCGAGTGAGGAAGAGGGTTTTGCGATTGCCCAGGCTAAGCTGGCGCACCAGGAAACGATGAACCAGCTGCGCGAGATTTGCTCTATCTACGGCATTTGGAACGTCGTTCAACACGAAATGGCAGCTGCGCGAAAGCGGCACAAAGAGGCGCTTGAAGAGCAAGCAAGGCGACGCGATCAGATGTTTTGGGGGCTAAGTTTAACGGCCGGCGTTTTAATCTTTATCGCCGGTATCGCGTTTATGATTTGGGGCGCTGATGCGCTTTACAATGGATAACCGCCAAGCAGAGAAAAACCAAAAATATTCTATATTATGACGAAAAATATGAGGCAATCACATGGCAATTAGCATCACAAAAGCGACTGTCGGCGGCAACGAAAATTCTTGGGGCTCTCTAACCAATACTGCGCTCGACACCATCGTTGATGCGGTCAACGGCACGACAGGCACGGTCGAACCAAATCTAAGCGCGCTGAAAATAAATGGAACAGCGGTAACGTCTACTGCCGCTGAGTTAAATATCCTGGACGGGGTTACATCAACAGCGGCAGAGTTAAATATTCTGGATGGCGTAACGGCGACTACAGCGGAGCTTAATTATGTTGATGGCGTAACGAGTAACATTCAGACGCAGTTTAGCGGATTAAGTAGCGTTTATGCGCCTCTTGCCTCACCGACATTTACTGGCACCGTTACTATTCCAGGGGTTACGGTTTCTGGTGGAACGCAAAATTGGACAGCAACTGCAAGTGGCAGCAATCTTACTTTTGCTTACAACGGCGTTAATAAAATGAGAATTGATGCCAATGGAAATTTAACTGTCACAGGCGATGTGATTACCCTTGGTAGCTTGTAAGGGGGTATTCAAGCATGTCTGTACCCAAAAGTATTCACAGAGGGCGAAAATACTCCAGGCCAATCCCTTGGGGGAGCAAGCACAGGCGGCAAGCTTGTAATTATATATGAGGCAGTATGACACTAATTCCCCTTGATATACCCGCCGGATTTTACCGCAACGGCACTGACTTAGAGCAATCTGGGCGCTGGCGCGATGGCAGCTTGGTGCGGTGGCGCGATAACAGCTTACGCCCGATCGGCGGCTGGCAAGAACGAAAAGCATCGTTCTGCACTAATCCGGTGCGCGGTATGCACGCCTGGGAAGCCAACGATCAAACTGCATACGTTGCCGCTGGCTCATATAATGAGCTTAAAGCGATGACGGGCAACGGAACATTATTTGACATTACGCCCTCTGATTTAGCAACCGGTCGAGAAAGCGCGCTTGTTGAAACTGGCTATGGCTATGGATTTTATGGTGACGGATTTTATGGCCAGCCAATACAGCAAAACTCGAATGCAGTTCCGCAAGAGGCAACCCAATGGTCGCTCGATAATTTTGGCCAATTTTTGGTGGCGTGCAATAAAGACGATGGTCGCTTGTTGGAGTGGCAGCTGGGATCGAGCGCAGACGCGGCGCCAATAGCAAATGCTCCGATTAATAACTTGGGTCTAGTCGTTACAGAAGAACGATTTATTTTTGCGCTTGGATCTGGAGGAAACCCCAGGAAAATCAGCTGGTGCGATCGTGAGGCAAATACAGTCTGGACAGCGGCAGCAACCAATGAGGCCGGTGACATTGAATTGGCTGATGCCGGCCAAATCATGCAGGGCATAAGAACGCGCGGTCAGACGCTGATCCTGAGCGATACATCAGCCCATACGGCGAGATATTTGGGGCCACCCTACGTTTATGGGTTTCAGCGCGTTGGTGGTACATCGTGCGGCGCTATTTCGCGCAAGGCTGCGAGCGATGTCGATGAGGGTGTATTCTGGATGGGTCAGAAAGGTTTCTTCCGCTTTGATGGCAACCGCGTGCAAGAGATCCCCTGCGATGTTCACGATTATGTTTTTGGTGATATCAACACCTCTCAACAATCAAAAATTTGGTCTTTTGCAAACGGCCAATATGGCGAAGTTTGGTGGTTTTATTGCTCTGGCGGTGCAACCGAAATCGATCGTTATGTCGCGCTTGATTACAAAGAAGGCCATTGGCTGATCGGCGATCTATCGAGGACAAGCGGCGTTCAGCGCGGCGTTTTTAGTTATCCATTTCTATCTGGAGAATATGCACAAACTGTAAATTATAATGTTACGGTCGTGAGCGATGGTGGCAATAAATACGCAATTGAGGGCATTTCTGGATCTGCTCCGACTTTAAGCTTTGCGCGGGGCAAGACATATGTATTCGATCTTTCGGACGCATCAAATGCTGGGCACCCCTTTGCGTTTAGGACAAGCGCAGATGCGTCATACACAACCGGCGTGACCACAATTGGAACAGCTGGGCAAGCTGGGGCAAAAGTAACTATCGTTGTTGCAGCTGATGCGCCAGATAGCTTGAAATATTATTGCACTGCGCATGGCAATGCTATGGGCAACACAATTGCTGTTGGTGGGCCTGTCAGTATTTTTGAGCATGAGGTCGGTTTAAACGTAGATAGCTCATTAATCTTTGCAGAAAGCGGTCCAATCAGCATTGGCGCTGGGGAGCAAGTCGCAAAGGTGACGAAGGTCATTCCAGACGAGCTAACCCAGGGCGATGTAAATCTGACGTTTAAGACGCGTTTTTATCCCAATGACGCAGAAACGAGCCACGGCCCATTTACAACGTCTAATCCTACGCCGGTGCGATTTACCGGCCG